TGTTGTTTTAATTCTAATGACATTTTAACCTCGTTAAGTTACGAATACGCACTCAAGATTGACATGATACCAAGCGGCGGTTGCGCCGGGTTCTAAGATAATGCGGATGCCAACTCTGTTGCCCTCGTCCAAAGTGAGGTTGACATCATTGGCCTCAAACATAACTGTGCCTTGCGTGACATCAATTTCTCTGTTTGTGCCAGTAATTGCAGTTCCATTTTGCGTCACATAAACTCTTGCACCGCCTCCTGATAAAGCACTGTTTACATAGCAACGCATTTTCAACACCTTGCATTTTGCTGGTATTGGCGTGTTGATTAATGAAGCATCTCCGCTTGTGAGTGCGCCATTTTGATAAAAAGTTACCTCACTGCTACCTGAGTTTGCTATGGGCGTAGACGGCGGAAACTGCATGAAAAAGCGAGTGCCTACCACTGTGCCAGTCAAGCCAGTTGGAGTTAGTGAAACAGACATTACTTAGCCTCCATGCCAGCTAGTCGCTGTTCTAGTTGTTCGATTTTGCGGTGAGCATCCTGCAACGCTGACACCAGAATTGGTGTGATGCGCCCGTAATCCATACTCATCATGTCATCATCGCCAGTGGACACGGCCTCTGGTATAACCTCTCGAATTTCTTGTGCAATGAAGCCCATAGACCGTGGGCCGTCAGGGTCTGACTTCCAGTTATAGCTGACAGGGTTCATCTGCATCAGCTTGTCTGTGGCTTGCAGTGGTTCGATGTCTTGCTTGAGGCGAATGTCTGAGGTGGTGGCAAATGTCGTACCAGCACTGGCAACTTGAATACTACCTTTAACAGTACCATTGAAAAGGAATTGAGCGCATGACCCTTCACTTGTTTTACGATTTAAACTTAATGCTGAATTACCGTCATTAGTTACACTTAAATTCCCACCGCCTGTTGCTGAACCTGCGAGTGATATGCCGTTGTTTGAAATGCTGTCAGCGGTTTTTCCAATAAGTAAGACCCCCGCCGAGCTTAACCTAGCCCGCTCACTTACATCATTCCCAAAAGACGCTGTATAAAAACGTATCTCTCCACTGTCACTGTTGTTCTGAATGTTGATTTGTGCAAATCTCTCTGAGCCAGAACGTCCAGTGCGGCGGCCTTCAATAATGCCATTTCTACCTGTGTTGGCAGTATTGAAAACTAGATTAGTGTGTTCGTCAGCAGTAGTTTCAACAGCTAATACTTTGCCACCACTTGCTGATGTTGGTGACGCAGTGCCAATTCCGACATTACCGCCCGATGTGATGGTCGCTTTTACGCCGCCGCCAGTCAGCAGTTCCATTGCATTAGAACTATTTGCTCTGATTGCAAGACTTTCTGCGCCGCTGGTATCTTGCATAGCAAAGTAGGCGGCATTTGGCAGAACCAACTTATTCGTCATGCTGCTTACGCCGATTCCGACATTTCCGTTGCTGTCGAGGCGCATACGTTCAGAACCAGCAGTCGAAAATGACATTGAGTCTGTAGCATTGCCGTAAACAATCGTGCCTCTGTAACCAGCCGCACCAGCGCCATCACCAAACAACAGTTGTGCGTTACTGTTGGTTGCCGACATAATTTGAATAGATGGGTTTACACTAGACGAATTGCCTACGGATAAGTTGAAGTCTGGAGCGGAATTTGAAATGCCGACTTTGCCGTCTGATGAAATGTGCATCCTAGTTGCATAGCTACCCGCACTATTAGTCACATTAAAGTTCATAGAGCCGTAACTGTATGTACCGCCCTGCGCCTCGTGTTTAACGTGGATACCAGCCGTGGCGGTCTCTGCTACACCGTTAGTTCCACGGTTAGTAAACTGAACGCTTGAGAGGTTGTTCGCAGTTTGATTGCTATTGTGGATTGCAATGTTAGGACCACTTTGTGATGACGGCTCTTTGTCTATCGTTGTGCCGCTGTCTGATTTTTCGATTTGCAAAAGAGCGTCAGGCGATGAAGTTCCCAGCCCTAGCAATCCCGCCGATGTCAGGCGCATACGTTCAGCACCCGCAGTCTGAAACAACAAAGGGTCACTTGATGTTACAGTTATTACCCCACCACCGTTATTTGAGTACATCAGCATTTCTGTGCCAGCAGTACCCGTGCCAGCACTATCGCTTGTCGCTGTTTTAAATATACCACCGTTGGCTGTACTAGAACCTGCAACTTCTAAAGTTGTGTACCCGCCACCAAAATCTTCTGGTGACGCAGTGCCGATGCCGACATTGTTATTGGTTGAATCAACGACAAGCGTAGTGGTGTCAATAGTGGCATCACCAGTGACAGTCAGACCATCAGCAGTATTAAATCGTTGTACACCAGAGCCGATATAACCCATCAGGTAATCTCCAATATAGAAAGTGTAACATCAGCAGAAGTTGAAGCACTTGACGTAACCTTCAAAACATCTGATGCGTTCATCACAACCTTCTGGTCGCCTCCTACAACAACCAACGATGATCCAACGGGGACCGGAGCATCCTTGATAATGTATACGTTATCGCCGTCATTGTTCTCTAGCTGAACATCAATCTCTATTTGAGATGTCACAATATTAGCTATACTGAGGCCAATAATCGTTGTCTCTGTGGAACTTGGGCATGTGTAAATAGTAGCCGCGCTGGTACCAACTCCCGTGTCTGTTACAAGTTTAAAAGCATTCGCCATAATATCATCCTAACGCAATCGCCATAGCGATGCCCTGTCCTGCGGGATCAAAAAACGTCAGCCCCTGTGTTTGAAGGTTGTCGGTATGGATAGCCTTTTCTGCTGGCAACGTGCAGAATATAGTCTTTGTTCCAGAACTCCAACTTACAGCGTTATCACTGTTACTGGACTGCAAGATGGTTGTACGAGCTAACGTAGTGCCGGAAGACGTATACGTTCCAACCCCAACCTCAAAGTCTGTCCCGTCTGTACAAGCGTAAAATGTCGTGTTCCCGTTACCAATAGAGGCAAAAGTCTCAAACCCCGTAACGGCCCCAGCTAACGTATATGTGCCAGTACCCGTTGTCGTGGTAGTTTCTTTGGCCCTATCTGAGAGAACAAGCGCCATGTTACTTCAACTCAATAGTTAGATTACCCGCGTTAATACGGAAGATGTCACCACTTTGAACTGTTTTGTTAACATCCAAAGCACCTACAAACAGGATGTTTCCGCTGCTTGATGCGTCTGCGATAAACGAGTGTGTGATAACATCATCCCCGCCACCGCCAGAAGCAGGAAACTCAATGTTCGCTGCGTTTGTAGCCGTCTGAGCATCTGTACCCACTACTGGGACTGTCCAGTTAGCTGCGGTAACTTGCTGTCTTGCATAGTTGGTAAAGTCAGCTTCAGTAACAGAACCTGTTTCGATACTGCTGACTGCTGTAGCTAGACCGACATATATGCTGTTACCGGGAGAGGCAAAGCTCTCCGCGTTGTTCTTAAACAGAAACTGCAATATCGCATGTTCTGTATAATTTGTTCCTGCATTTGAAGTTGCCATGATTTACTCCTTATGTACGGGGCCGTTCCGGCAAACCCCTGCGATACGCATCGCTGTTTTCTCTGGCCTCCGCCAGATCCTTAATTCGACTTAACGCCTCATTAAACTGCTTTTCATAAACGCCTAATAAATCTGGCTCACCCTTCATGTAAGTATATGCCTCAACAAGAGAACCGTAAAGAAGTGCATTTGGAGCATTATCACTAAGCCAAGTTAAACCTGAATCGGCTCCAGCAGTTAATGAAGCTGGCAGATAATAATAATGAAGTTCCACTGCGTAGTTTGAATCAGGAGTCGGAGCCATAATAAAATTATCTATATCAAAAAAAGCGTAGTATTTTGGTGTACCTGTTGAAGATGAATTGGGGTGAAACTCTTGCAAAAAGTTAACGTCTTTTTGCAGTAAAAATTCTTTTGAACTAGAGTTTGTTATAGATAGTGAAAAAGATGCCAGATAGTCAGTGGGAACAGAAAGATACGGATCATTCTGGCTTAACGTGCTTGTAGCGTTCTTGCGGAAAACTTCTAAATCAACAAGTTTAAATATGCGTTGCTCTGCGTTCTTAATAAACGTAGGCAGGTTAGTTACAAACGAAGTTTCCGTATTCTCCGTGTAATCCTGTATCGCTGTCTTCAACTGTGCGTAAGTGTACGACATTAGGCAATCCTTATAATCGCATTACTAGCATCCGCTGTAGGTATTGTTATTGTAAATGTAGATGACGAAGAAGATTTGTCTGACCCAAAATCAAATACCGCAACTGCCTTGTTGGATGCGCTAGAATTATAAACTAAAGCCCCTCTAGCTGTAAGTGTGGAGCTAGAAAACGAAACATCATCGAAGTCAATAAAAGCAGTAGTTCCACTTGTGTTCACACTTACGTTTGCGAGACTAGCTCCCCCTGCACTGTATCCTGTGCCGCTTATTTCGTAAGATGATGAATAAGCCGTGGTGCTTGCATTAAGAGTTGCGCTGTTGGTGAATAAAGCTATCTTAAAAGTATGACTGCTAAAGTTATGCACCGCCTGAAAAAGTTCACTTTTAAACGAAGTGCATAAAAAATTTCCGTTGAAAGCCATTGTTTACTCCTATGGCGTATTTGCCGTGCCGCCCATTCCGCTGTGATTGGTGCAGTAATAGTACAGTGTCGGGGCGGATGCTGCCACTGTTATCTGAACATAGGCTCCTGAACTTCCGGGGGTGCCAGTATGACTCACACCTGTAGTATATTCAGAACCGCCTCCGTGACTTCCATTTGCAGTTGTTGAAAACCTAAGTGGATGTCCAGAATTGCTGCTGTCAGATTGGTCAAATCTGTATGTAGAACCTTCGTTTAAGGTCAACGTTGGGCTGGCTCCAGAAAGTCCAGCAATGTAGTATTTGTTTCCAGATCCATACGAGTTAGTGCCACTAGCTACTGTGACTGTATACACCGTTATAGATAGGAAGGATACAGAACCTACCGCACTTGTGCCCGCTACGCCTGTGAGAGTTACGCTTGCAGCGGCTATGTTAGAAGCAGTTACGCTTCCAACCGCGCTAGTTCCAACAACACCTGTTATAGAAACCGTTGTTGGTGTTCCGGGCGCAACTCCTGTAACAATAAAAGATCCTACAGAAGATGACATAAATGGAACTGGTATAAACTCTAACGTAGCAGTGTTAAATGTTGGAAACTTAACATCTACAGGAATTATGTTATTGGTATCGGGCCTTGGATCACGCAAAGCCTCTGGATCTGGGAGGTGTTTTATTGGCTCTAATTGTGGATGCTTTGGCTCATATTCATCTGGACCAACCTTAAAGCCATTCCATTCTGTACGCATTTCACGCAAACGGTAACGAAAACCTGATCTATCAGATATTCCGTAAGCATCTTTGCCTGTAGCAAAACGAGCCATTATCCCACTCTATAAAATTGCAAGTTAGGAGAAACGCTAAATGACGCTCTGTCACGATCCTCTGCTTGCGCCCTGTCAAACTCCTCGTCATATATAGCTTTTAAAACCTGTATACGATCAGGCGCTCTCTTAATAGAAAGATAATAAGCCAAACCAGCAGCAAGGCACGGGTAAAACCGAAATGGCACTTCTGTCGTGTTTGTGTATGTATCAGCGTCATCAATTCGCGTTAAACAATCGAAAACAAGTACATCTGTACTGTTTTCAGGAACAGGCCAAATATTAATAACAGGGGTTATCTGTCTATCAATAAAAAATTGAGTTGGTCTGCCTTGAGTTGTTTTGCTGGGTATATTTAAATAAGTGTCTCTGCTTATCTTGCTCATAGCAATATCATTATTGCTTCTGCGGACAACCATGGACAAAACGTCAATTACATCAGCACCAAGATCATAGTTCCCATCAGCTTGAGTAACAGTTTGTGTGCGTTGTACAATTGTCCATTGATTAAGACCGCGATTCGCCCAATCCGCAAACAGCAGATTGAGCGATCTTTTTGCAGTCTTTAGGTCATAACCTGTTCGGACCTCCAAACCACAACGTTCAAAAGCTTCTTCAATGTAATCACTTACATCTAGCTCAAAGTTTGTAGATCCTGAAACAGCCATTACTTCTTGACCTTACCGCCACGCATCATGCGCTTTGCAGCTTTTTTAGCTGCTCCTCCACCCATCATCTTTTTAACAGCAACGCCACCTTTTTTCATTCCCATCGCCATTGCCTTGCGAGGAGAAACTTTTTTAGCAGCGCCTCCACCCATCATTTTTTTGGGCTTTACGGAACCACCACCACGCATACGTCTTGCTTTTTTCTTAGCACCCGGCATCTTTATATCTCCTTTTTCTACGATATAATATGAGGTTTAAATAATCCTCTGGCTCATAGCTTTCATAGTATCCCACTTTTTCCAAGTTTTTACTAGCGTCATCCAATTCTGATAACTTTTGCACAAAAATCATCGTAAAGTCCCACCTTTGAAAAGCAAGTAACCAAACATCCATTTTGTTTAGCGCAAACCACTCATTCATGGCTATGCAACCAGCTTCAACCTCATCATATGTTTGAGAAGGATTTTCTTCTGCACATATGATAACAGAATATTGAGGATTAAATTCTTTACACTCTACGGAT